AGCTAATGATTGCACCAGTGGTGCCAACAAGTTGGTACCGCGTTACCCTCCAAGGTTGAAAGTGTAACGGGCTTAGTGTCGAGCATGATACTTGTTTTGTATTATGATCTCGAATTTGCTCTCTTCGGTTTCATTGCCGAAAGAGCAAGATCGGGGCTATGTGTACTCATAGCACCGATCGGGGCCGATTCTCTATTACGATAGTCGTCAGGCCCTAGCGTCTCAGTAGGACGCTGGACATACTTACCTGGGCTTTCCAGATCAGTACTGTCTTTACCGAACAATGCTCGGTAAACCGGAATCTCGATCCTCCTTTTGAGTTCGATCGCGTCCGGCGTTTCCGCAAAGTACTTTTTAAGTTCCTTTCCGGATTTCGGAGACACCCCAGGTGATTTTGGGGCGTACTTCGCTGTTTGCTTCGGCGGGTTATCGTCTACCAAACAGTTCATCTCCTTCCAGAAGGTTTTATCTAGAAGAAGGTTTCCTGATTCTCGCACGACTATATTAAGTATGTGCAGGATCACTTTTGTAAGGGGGTCTCCCATCAGAACACCCCTATACAATCGGACCGATCGTACATCATCTCGATCAGTCTCTTCACCAATCCGGGAAAATAGGCCCCGGGCGGTGAATTCGATAGTTTTTGGCCTCATTGTAGCCCTAACTACGATTTTCTGAAGTAGGGTTGGTATACCGCACCTCTTCATCCATGGGACGCCGATTGCTTCTGCAATTTTGTGTTCCATATTGTCTGTTGCCTCAGAATAATCTGTGCATTCGACAAATAGGTCTTGATACTCGACAACACGTGTCGTGGTATTTCCGACTGTCCTCTCCTCTAGCACCTTATGTATGAGGAAAGGTTCCGTTCCTTTATGGTTGTCATATAACGACATAAAGAAATTCCATCCATGGGCGTCCATACCCATTCCGGATTGTGAACTTGGTACCTTAGTTAAGGGCCAAGAACATATCTTACTAACGACGTCTAGGACGATCTTTAGTGCGAAGGAGCCTTTGGTAACAGTCCGTGCTTTACCAGGTTCCTTTATCATGGTCAGATACGACGTAGTAGCCGTCTCTGGATCCATCGTGAGTACTACTTCTAGGCAACGCCAGAAAATATACTCACCTTCGGTTGAGTTTTCGTAATCGATTTCTCCAACCTTCTCGCCGTTATTTAGGTCAATAATCATTGCCTTAACGCCGTGAGCACCGTCCCAGACTAGGTCTGCGACTGCTGCTTCAGTGCCACCTTCTGCACGAGTTTTCTCGTAGCAGGCTTTGGCTTCAACAGTAACTCTCGCCTTGGTCGTGAGTCCTGTGAAATAGTGGTCGGGTATATCTCGTATTACCTTGGCCACTAATGATCTCAACACCATGGAGTGCTCTGCACTCATGGGTTGAGGTTGCGTAGAAACAGTTTTGAGGAACTTTATCTGCGCTTTGTACACATCCAGGTAGGGTGGTTTCCCTGCTCCCCTGGTTTGTGACAGCAACCCAATGACTTGGACTTTTAACCCAATGTCATGAATTGCGCCGACGAGTGAGTATAACTCACCTTTCGGCCTAAGCCAGTTTGGCGTATCTTTACGATAGCCACCTGCCTTACTGAAGTACTCCCAATTTTCGCGATGGGAGTGCATCTTAAAGTTCTTCCTATCTTTTTTAAGTTCGGAATACTTTGTGGTATACTCGAGTGCACAGTCACCCAAGTCACCATCATAGAATAGATCGTCAATTAGATACGATATTCTATCAAGGACGAAGAGATCAAATTTCTCCCAACTCCATTGCTCGTTAGGGAAGGCAAGAAACCTCCCTACGAACTCTCCATTAACTGTCTTGAGTAATTCAAGAAGGTTGGATGATCTCGATTTCGATGGCCTTGGCTCCAGCGGATCGAGATATACCTTTTCCAAATAGTCCTGTGACCAATTTGGATTAGGTTTGCCTGCAAGGAGGGCATTAATCCTCCTTGACAGGTTGCTAGCCCAAGTCGAGACTGATATCTCTGACTTTCGCAGCGATTTCAACTTAAGACCCCAAAAGGTCCTGTTGAAAATGAAATCCAACTGTACGTTGGGATCATTTATCTCCGCCCAAGATATCTTGCCGTGAGATTTTCCGTTATACCCCTTAAAGTGGGTTGCCGGGATCTTATCCGTGAGACGGTTAACGTCCCCCGGGAAGAATACGATAGGTGCTGGTTTAAGGCCAGCATCCTCCGCGAAGGACCTCGTTTGGAGTATTTCAAACGGTTCCTTTCTATACATCAATCCAAGTGATCCCTCACCTGCCACTGATGTTATTACCTTCTTTAGCGGGTCTATTTCACGCTGTTTAGGTAAGTCGACGCTGTTAGGGAAGAACATTTCCTTATCACCTGTCGACTTGAGGGCTATCCAGCTGGTATCAGCCAGATCCTGGAAGTCCTCATCATACCGGAATAGATAAGTTTTCTTTCCGGTACGGTCCCTCATAGTCATCGGATAACCGACCTCCATGAGAGGGCGTGGGTTAGCTCTTACGTAGCTAGAACCCATGCCTTGGATGGCTAAGCAGCTTGGAATTTGCTTAGCAGCCAAATAATCCGTCTCTTTAAGTTTTTCGACTAAGAGCGGATAAGACTCTCTCAGCAGAGATTTCTCTACTGAACGAGTCCATACGAGTTCCACAGCTAACTGCTTTGAAATTCGCATCGGGCGGGCCGATACCACTGGCCCTGTCCGTACGTTATGAGCACCAAGAGGTGCTGACATTTACG